TCGTTTTCAAAAAGTTGGTTTTTAGTTTCTAGTTTATTGAGTCTTTCAATGACACCAAATGCAAACCATAACCCTGCTGCAATTAAGGCTATAATTGAAAGTAAATTTCGCAGTGGCAATGCCACATTTGTGCTATCGCTAATTTTCATTTAATTATTTATAGTCTTGATCATCATGTACAACACAATGATTATTTTGTTTATCATCAGGTTGTAAGATGTTTTTTTTAACTCTTGGTCTCGAGTTTCTAGTTTTAAACATATAAGTTAATTGAGCCATGGTCTTAGCCATTTTGTCTCTAAACTTAATCGGTGCTACTAAATCTTTGTAGTTCATTTTTTGTCCTCCAAATCGTAAAACATTTTGTCGGAATCTTCTGTTACCCAGTCACTCCCTTCACAATCCCAGTACGTATTTTGTACTTTGTAATCTGGCCAACTATTATCAGTGGTAAAACTGTTAATATGCCAAATAATTCTATTGTTTGGTTGAGCTGCATAATTCCCATTATTAAGCTGAATTATGTGTGCACACTTGTGCTCTTGCGGTATTTCAGAATGTTCCGTATTGAGTATATTAGTCTCTGGATGCGCCCAGTCAACCGTAAAAAGATATTGACCAGGATAAAATTTTTTATCTTTCCCTCTGTATTTTCCTTCTACACCAGAAAGCCAATCAAAGCAATGAACGCTAGGATAATAACTAAAACAATTCCACAATTGTAACTGGTCAACTGACATATCCGGCACTTCGGATCTAGAAAGATGTTTTTGGAAAAACGCTGAGATAGGCAAACGATAATAGACCGCACCATTGGGTAACATAATATGAAATAAGAGCGCACGTCCTGATATGCTCGCAATACCAAAAGCAACACAATCCTCTTCACCTTTCTTAGACATGTCCATGTCGTATAAATACTCGGTCCTAACCTTACAATAAATGGGCGGAATGTTTGCGTTAAGATATGCCATAATTTACTTCTCCAACTTGTAAAGATTATCATTCAAAAATATCTCCCCACGTATTACCTGATTCATAATCAACTTTATTAGGGACAGCCAGTGTAACAGCATTTTCCATAATCTCAATAATCTTTTTTGCTTGCTCTTCTGATTCTACAGAAATGTCGAGTTCATCATGAATTTGAATGTGAGGTACAATTCCTTCATTGTATAAATCTAACATTGCTTTTTTTGTCATATCAGCAGCGGATCCTTGAATCAGTTTATTTAAAGCTTTGTATGTAAATGCTCTTCTAATTCTACCTCGAGTATAAGTTCTTTCAGCTTCTTCTAAAGTCATAGGTGTATGCATTCCAAATGTTGCTGGTTCCCATTTATCAAAACGACATTTACGACCTAATAAAGTTCCAATAGACCCTGACGTTTGAGCATGAGCTGATGTACGATTCATCAGCTCACGAACGAAAGGAACATTTTCATGATATTGATTAAATAAATTTTCTGCTTCGGCTTTTGTTGATAAACCAAGTTCTGCTTGAAGTTTAGCTTTACCCATACCATAAAATAATCCTAGATTAATTGTTTTAGCCTGTGATCTAGAAATACCTGCCATATCTGCAACCGTTTGGTGAAAGTCTACAGAATCGTTTTTAAATTTTTCTACAATGGTAGAAACAGATTCATCAAAACAAATAGGTTCTGTTGTTGCTGCATAATGAACAACAAGTCTTGGTTCTTGTTGTGAATAGTCAAAACAACCCCAAGTATGATCTTTTTCAGGAATAAATAAACCTCTAATCATTGGGCCCAAATCTTTGTTTCTTGCTGGAATTTGTTGTAGGTTTGGATTAGAATAACTAAATCTTCCAGTCACAGTTCCACCTTGATCAGATTTAATTGGATTAATATCTGCGTGTATTCTTCCCTTATGTGAAAATTTTAAAATCGTATCAATAAATGTTGTATGTGCCTTGTTTATTTCCCTAGCTTTTGCTATTTTATTAACTAAAGGATGATGATGTTCTTGCAAAAAATTTTTAGTAAAGGAAGGCGCTTGTGATTTTGCAGTTCTGGAATATGGTAAAGAAAGTTTATCAAATACTTGTGCAATACTTCTTGCAGCCCATATTTCAGTTTCTATTCCTGTTTCTTTTTTTACTTCTAGCAATAACGCTTCTTCTTGTGAAACTAATTGTTGTTTCAATTTGTGAGCTTTTTCAACGTCCACCCGAACGCCCTTAAATTTCATATCTACTAAACAAGGAAATAAATTTGTCTCCAAATCAAATATATTTTGTAAATTTTGTTTTTTAATTTCACGAGATAAAACTCTAAACAATTCTAAAGTAAGTTCAGCATCTTTTTCTGCGTATGAACCTACATCCATCGCAGGAAGTTTATACATTTCTGATTTAGGATCTACGCCTGCTGCTTCCGCGGCAGCTTTTAATCCTTTTTCATCTTTAACTTCTCCAAGATAATCATAAGCAATACTATTTAATGAATACCATAATCGATTTTCATCAATTAAAGATGCCATCACCATTGTATCTACAATATGTCCATTAATTTTTATTCCATAACTTCTTAACCAACATACATCATACATGGCATTGTGAAATATTTTTGTATTTTCGGTTTTACATATGTCAGCAACCCATTCTAAAACTTTTGTTTTATCTAAATTGCCTTCACGATGTCCGATTGGATAATACCCTGACCAACCTTCTACAGCTACCGCAATACCTATAATTTCACCATTACCAATTACAGAACCAGATCCTCTTGATTTTAAATCAGGATCTTTGGTCTCTAAGTCAATGGCTACATAAGGGTAACCTGATAAATCAGGAAATTTTTCTGGACAAATCCATTCAGTCTGAGCTTGGAACATCGTTTCTTTTTTTCAATCTTTCAATTTCTAATTCACAATAATGAATTATTTTTTCTAAATCTTGCACGCCATTCTTTTTTTGATAACGCACAGCATACTTAATTACATTTCCCTGAAAAAAATTCAAGTCATTGCCCATAATAAAATGATAAGGTTGTATTTTCATTTTATAATGTTCACCACCAATTTGATTCATGGATGGAAACACACGATCGAAATCGTTTTTATTTGTCATATATCTTCTCCTATGTAGTATTGATATTCTGAACCCTGGTTCATAATATACAGTTTGTTTTTAGCTCTTGTGATTCCTACAAAGAACAAACGATGTTCTGTGTCTTTATTTACTAGAGCCGAATCGTAAATAATTTTTTCTAAATCGGTAAATAAAATAACATTTTCACATTCCTCACCTTTAACAGAATGTATCGTTGAAATTTTTATTCTTGCTGGCTTTGTTAGATCCTCGCCGCTTGCCACAAGTTCCTGGATATATTGTTTCTGCACCTCATCCATTTTTAAAATGGTCCAGTCTCCGGATACATCAAGACCATGATTCATTCTAAGTTCATCTAAATCTACAGAATCAATATTATCAAAAGTTTGTCCTTTAAATCCGTGTTTAATTTCTGCCTTTGTCAAATGCTCGTAAAGTACCGCTGCTTCATCACCAGATACTCTTGCACCATCGTTTAATCGATTCCAAACATTAATAGCTTCTAATAAATCAGATGGTAATAAGTCATTGATTTTACAATCAAATCTGTATCCTAGCGAATGTAGATAATCAACAATAGGTTCCATTTGCCTGTTCGTTCTAGTTAAAATCATCCAGTTGCCTGTACTAAAATCTATTTCTGTGATGTCTAAATGATCAATAACTTCTCCTTCTGCATCTCTAGGATTCCATTGTTTAGGTAATCTTTCATCAATATTCATTAAAACAGAAACGGCGAGTTGGTGAACGGCTTTTGGGACTCTCACAGATTTTGTTTGAGCATCAATCGTACCTTTTAAATTAATAAACTCACTTGGACTTGCACCTTGAAATGCGTAGATCGCTTGATCGTCGTCCCCTGCAATGTATGATCTTTTACACAGGGATTCGATGTAAAAAAACATTTTCCATTGCAGAGGATTCAGATCCTGAGCTTCATCAAGAAAAACTGCATCGAGGGAAGGACACACATCTTTCTCAACAAACTTGGTTAACATATCTGAAAATTCAAACATGTTATAATCTCTTTTATAATCTTCCAAATCTTGTTTAATTTGAAACAATAAACCGTCATCTATTTCTGTATCAAGTTCTAATTCATAAACAGCTTCCATTAAATCTATTTGTTTTGCAGTCGAATATTGAATTGCTTTCATGTATGGATTGGTATATTCTCTGTAACCATTTTCATAAGTTTTATTTTCAAAATATAAGTCATCACATATTTTTGAATAATTTTTAAATGCATTCCAGTTTTTTCCTTGTAAAAGTTGTGTGTTAGTATCTATGTTTAAAGAACGTTTACCCATAGCGTGCATCGTTGAAATGTATTCAAATTCAAATTGCGGATAAGCATCTTCAATTCTTTTTCTTGCTTCTTTTGCTGCAGCTGTACTAAAAGAAATATATGCAATTTTTTTAGAGTCTGTTTTTAAATTAATTAATTCGTGTTTTAAATGTTTATGAATTAATGTATGCGTTTTCCCCGTGCCAGGTGGTCCTGGTATGATTGTTCTCATTTTTCAAATTCAGCTTTCTTTTTCTCGTTCTTCCTTATGATTCTTTCATTTAATTTAATACCTTCAATCTGCCAAACCTTCTCACTTTTCTTATTAATCTTTTTAGTCACCGGTTCTGCTTTAAATAAATTTTGCATTAAACGAATTGTTTTTTGATAATTATAATTTTTTTCATTCCACAATTTAGTTCCAAGTAAGTATCTCCAAAAATCTTTAAACTTAAACCAACTGTGTCCATTTTCAGAATATGCTCTTCGTTTTAAAATATCTTCTATGGCTTTGCCATTTCGACTTAAAAAATCTACCAATGCATTTTGTAGTATAACATCCATTCTCATATCATCTGGAGCTTTTAAAGGTTGATCCATTTCTGCTAGAAGCTTGTTAATTCTTTTTTTCCACATCATTTTATTTGTAGATAATAATGCTTTGTTAATGGTCACCATGGATAATTTAGAAAATCGATCTGGATCATGCAATGTATCTGGATCACATTCTATGGTTTCACCATCTGCAGTTACAAAATAAACAGGTGGATCTGAATCTAACATTCGAATTCCTGTAATATCCACATCAGGTGCACCTGACTTTCCAAACTTTCTTGTAAAACACAATCTATCTTGACAAAAATCACAGATTGGTTGATCCTTGCATTTATAATCATAATCTTTTTTCTGTAATGATTTGATTACGAGTAGTACTTCTGTAGCTTTCATAATGGGTTTTACATATTTTTCTACATTATAATTTTCCAACATACTTTCCCATTCTGTTGGATATGCTTTTTTAAGATAAACACCAATGTTATATAAAAAATTATTTCTCCCACCTTCTGATACACCGCCTTGTTTAGTTATCGTTTGTAAACATGGAGGACCATCTGGAAAATCTGTTTCTTCTTTTGTATTTTGATTTAAATTTAATCTTTGTAAACTTTCTTTTGAAATTGCAATCTCATCATAAAACTGACAAAAATTATGCATCGTCATTGGTTGCCCCTCATCATCAAATGCATATCGACTAGACCTGTCTCCGCCATGATAAGGCATGTTTAAAAAACTACCAACATCTCCTCTTTCTGCTTTAATCGTATTTTGTTTAGGAAAAATTTCTACACCTGAATGACCAATGATTGATGCCATTGCAATAAGTTTATTTCTCATTAATATCGCTGGAACAAATTCTGTTGTAAAACAAAATACATGTGCTCCACCTGATTTTGATCTAAAAACGATTAAGGGTAAATTTGCTTCTCTAATTTTTTTAATTAAATTCAAGTGATCAAAAGGATAGGTGTCAATATCAATGCATCCCCATTTACACTCATTGTCCTCATTGATTGGAACAATCCCCAATGCAGGTTCGACCCCTGCAACGTGTTGCTCCCAAAGTGTATCTGTAATAGGTTTTTTAATTGTATAAGATTTAACTTCATTTTTCCCATCAGATCTAATTTCATTTGTTATTTTAGTTTGGCCGTAAGCGTTTTCAAGACCTTTAAATATTTCTTGTAATCTTTCTATCATATTCCCTCTTCATATGTTGTTAGGCGCCTCAAATGAGGCGCCTTTATGTTTACTATTTGCTATTATTTAGACTTTTGTAAAATTGTTTTGCTCTCTCATAGATAGCAACATCTTCTACAGGTCCAATTTTTTGAACAGAATAACCATACCACTCAAGACCTTTACCAGTATTTAATATAGATTTTAATCTATACATATGACTGTAAGATGCTGGAGTGTAGGGTCCGTTCTTACCTTGCATAGTAAGAGACAACATCATGGAATTCCATTTTCTGCTTACTTTACCTTGAGATGAACTCATAGATATAAGAGCAGGTTCTGTTGTTCCATCTTCACTTACAATTAAAACAAAATGCTGACCTACGGATAAAATATAATTACCATTAGGTAATCTATCTTTTCCAATTTGGTCTTTTGTTGTTTTAGTTAAAATATCAGAACTATCTGGATAAATGTTTTCAGGTCTTACTGAACCTGTTCCAAAATCAGACCATTCTTGATACTCTAATTTATAGTGACAAGGAACAACTGTTATTCCTTTTTCCCCGTTATACAGTTTTTTAGTCACTGTATTTAAAAACATTCCTGGTTCAGCACCTTCGACGTAATTAGCATTCATCTTTTTTGCTTCTCCAGAAACATTTTGTAAAAGTTTAAGAATAGGTAAAGCGATACTTTCGTTCTTTACTTTTTCTAAACCTGCACCTGCATCTTCTTCAAATAAAATTGAAGATGGAAGAGATGACTTTTTACTCGCTACTTGCTTCTCGTTTCTCGTTTCTTGCATCGACTATCTCCTTTTAATTTTTGTTTGGTTACCTACAAACGTCTTAAATACGTCGGAGGGTATGTCGATTCCAGATTCGACACACTCCCCAACAATTGCCTTGAGTGTCTGAGCATGAACGTTCTCCTTCTGGACGGGTTCAAAGCCCTGACCTCGCGCAAGGACAGCATATTGTGCTGCCTTGTTATCTTCGCCACTGCCAAAGGTAACGGTGATATCATTTTTAATAACATCACCTCGACCGTTTTCACGAAGCCATTTAAAAGCCGCTGCTTTTCTTACAGCATAATCTGAATCAGATTCATCTCTACCTTGTGCAAGAGATGCACCATAAAATTTAGTGACTTCAACTGATTCACCATCTTTTAGCTTTAATTTTTTAATATTCATTGTTTCCATCATTTCAGGAATTTCAATGTGTGAAATAACTTTTGCTTTCTCTTTTAATTTCTTAATTGAATTTTCAGCATTAATTATTTCATCTTCTAAATCTTTTAATTCCATCACCTTTTCAGATAATGTACTAGCGTTGTTTGCAGCTTCTATTGACTGCATTCTATCGTCTTCAAAATTTATTTTATTCATAATACTACCTTTCTATTCTTTCTAATATAATCCCTTAAATTGAGATTGTCAAGAGTCTTCTGAAATTTTTTGATACAAATTAATTTCAATTGGATAATATCTTCTTTCTTGTTTGTCCCATTTTAATAACTTATATTGGCCGTTAGTTATATCTGAAACAATTGAACATGCAACTCCAATAATCGCTGGATCACCTGTAAGTAAAAGGTAATCTTCTTTTGTATAATCTTTTAATGCTTTACGCAACTTAAATACGAGAGGTCCTGCACTTAATATTATTTGTGCATTCTCAGGTAGTAAAACTTTTAGTTCACCAAACTCTGATGCTCCTATAATATTTATTTTAGGACGACCTTCCCTGGTACCAGGAATGTCCTGGATGACATAAACTTTATTTTTCATTTCTCTATTGACTTAAATATACCAAATAATATATACTGTAAATAGAAAGTAAAAATTATTATGCACTACAAATTTAAGACTAAGCCATTCGAGCATCAATTGAAAGCGCTTGAAATGTCATGGGATAAAAAGGTTTTTGCGTACTTTATGGAAATGGGTACAGGTAAATCTAAGGTTCTTATAGATAATATATCTATGCTTTATGATAAAGGTAAAATTAATGGTGCTTTAATTATCGCACCCAAAGGTGTCTATAAAAATTGGGTAAAATCAGAAATACCTAATCACATGGGTGATCATATAGAAAAAACTGTAGTGATGTGGGAAGCTGTTGGTGGAAAAAAGAAAGAATTAGAATACAAAAAATTATTTGAAGCAAACGATAATTTACAAATTTTAGTCATGAATGTAGAAGCTTTTTCTACACCAAAAGGTAAAAAATTTGCTTGGAAATTTTTAAATTGTCATACTTGCATGATGGCAATTGATGAAGCTACAAGTATAAAAACACCTTCTACAATTAGAACTAAGAACATCATTGAATTAGGTCAAAATGTTAAATACAAAAGAATTTTAACTGGATCACCTGTAACTAAATCACCTTTAGATTTATTTACGCAATGTTATTTTTTAGATCCTTGGTTATTAGATCAACAATCTTATTACTCATTTAAAATGAGATATGCTCAAATGAAATCTATTCATGTTTCAGGACGTAAAATAGAAATAATTGTAGGATATAGAAATCTTGAAGAGTTATCTGAAAAAATAAAAGATTTTTCATATAGAGTTTTAAAAGATGATTGTCTAGATTTACCTAAAAAAACATACATGAAACGTATTATAAAATTATCTGATGAACAGAAAAAATTATATAAACAAATGAAAGAAAAAGCACTTGCTGTTCTCAATGGTAAAATGGTTACGAGTATGACGGTTATTACACAATTGATGAGATTACATCAAATCACTTGTGGTCATTTTAAATCCGATGATGGTGAAGTTCAAAAAATAAAATCAGAAAGATTAGATGAACTTATGAATGTACTTGAAGAAGTAGAAGGTAAAGCTATTATATGGGCTCATTATAGACATGATATTGAAATTATATTGGAAGAAATTAAAAGAAAACATGGAGAAAAATCAATTGTAACTTATTATGGTGACACAACTACCGAAGATCGTCAAAAAGCAATTGAAGCCATTCAAGATCCTAACGGACCAACTCGATTTTTAGTAGGCACACCACAAACCGGTGGTTATGGTATTACTCTAACCGGTGCATCCACTATGATTTATTATTCTAATGGCTATGATTTAGAAAAACGTCAACAATCAGAAGCACGAATTGATCGTATTGGTCAAGAAAAACCTATGACTTATATTGATATTATAGCCGAAGACACCATTGACGAAAAAATCGTCAAGGCGCTTCGAACTAAAGTTAACATCGCCACAGAAATTATGGGCGAAGAACTAAAAGATTGGATTTAATTATTTAATATTGA